CGTGCTCGTATGCACCGCCCTGCCAACCCCTGCCTGCGTCAGCGGCGGGGGCCCAGCTTTCGCAACCGAGGAAGAGTGCATCAACAACTTCGCCGAGGTTGGCATTCCGCACCTTGTACGCACGTTTCCCAACAGCAAGATAGCAGGAGCCCGCTGCATTCTCTGGGGACCTGACACTGAACTATCAACATAGCACTAAATCCTAAGCACCGAGTAGTATCGGTGTTTTTTCAACTTGGCGCAGGGGACAGCCAAAGCGAGACCCCGACGCGCACGTTATAACGTACGTAACAACGTACAACTTGGAATTGTGGGTACCGCTGTTAGCACTAGATCAAAGAAAACCCTTGCAATCTCCGAGACGCACGATTATCTAGCGATTACAGGGCTGGACCCATGTATACTATTGATGGGCGACAGGCCGCAAGGTGTGGCAGGGGACTGTAACTCCCTCGCGGAGACGCACGCAGCGGAAGTTGCTGAAAACATTAGTATATCTGGGACACTAGCCTTCACACAGTGAATGGGAGTTCCAAAGATGACAAATGACAACGCACGTAAATCAACCGTTACGCTAGCTGACTTCGTCGCCACGCACTCGCGGATTATCTGGGGCGGCGGGGCTCATGAGAAAAAGTCCCTTGCGAAGATGGCGAGGTTTTGCTCATTCCAAGCCTATGGCAAGCAACGACTTGACTCTTTTGATCCTCAACATCTCTATGAGTTTATGTCTCACATTGAAACTGAGCAGACGCCGCGAAAGCCCAACGGGTGCAGCCCAGCGACTACGAATCGGTACGTTGCCTGTCTGTCTGCTGTGTTCAAACACGCCGAGGAAATGGGTCTCATAAAGCAGGCCCCTCGCGTAAAGTTCCGCAAGATATCTAAGCATGAGCAACACAAGCGTCGTTTTCTGAGTGATCGTGAATTGGACGCTTTGCTTAAGTTTCTTGGTGGCCTACCGTCTGATTACCAATGGGTCAAAGAGTTCGTAGTCATTGGCATCAACACAGGCATGAGACTAGGCGAGATCCGCAGCTTGGACCCCGACAACATAGAGCACGACGAGAATGGCGCGTGGCTGGTTCTAGAGCAAACAAAGAACGGCGATGACCGGCGCGTCCCTGCCAACGAGGCGGTGCTTGAGGCTCTTGAGAACCTTAGCAATGAGCCGTCGTGTCACTTCGAAGAGCACCCGTTCTATGACGCTATGAGGGCCGCACGACGAGCCGTCGCACCTAACGACACAAGCTTTGTCTTCCACAGCCTGCGCCACACAGCGGCTAGTACGATGGCAAATGATCTACAGATCAACACGATATTAATCGCACGTCTCTTGGGCCACAAGTCGCTTAAGACCACCGAGGGGTACGTGCATGTGAAGGGAGACGCGGCGGCAGACGTTGGCGCGGCTATGGGTAGACGTTTTAACAACAACACAACAAAGTAAACGGGAGATAGTACTATGGAAAACGATTATCACAGGAGCGGCGAGACCTCGCATCAAGGATGGTCCAAGGACGTCAAAGCTTGGGATGAGGCGAACATTGTGGCACAGGCACACCGGAATGACATGGATAAAGAGCCTAGCGAATTGAGACGCCAAGAGAACGGCCTCGGTAGCATTAGGTCTCCCGCATCACCACCAGCCTCACTCTTCGACACTCAGATTGCGCGTGAACAACAGATGGCCGATGAAGGCCACGACAGATACATCAGCAGGCAGGCATCACAGGCAGGAGCGAAGTACGACGAAGACGGCAACATCACAGGTGTCGCATCGTACAGTAAAGCAAACGAACCCCACAGATTGATCGAAGGCGTTGTCGGCCACGTAGCTCAGGCAATCCAAGACAGCTTGCGTCAGGCGGTTGCAGGAGCCGGTGCGCCACCCCTTTGGGTCAAGATCGCTAAAGACATCAACAACCCCGAGACGCTGGCGTTCATAGGTTTGTCTACCATGATGGACGCAGTAGGCTCTCAAGGCTCACTCACGTCAGGCATAGACAGCATAGGTTTCCGCATCTCCAAAGCTATTGAGCATCAAGCGTGGTGGGCTGAGTTTCTCGCCTTCGACAAGGTCATGGCAAAGCGCGTCGAAGCGCAAGTGACCAAAGCGCACTCGGCGCTACGATACCGCCAGAAAGCTATACGGCACATTGCCACCAAGGAGGGCTACAGACCTTCGTCTACGCTGGCCTCGCATTCCAAGTTGCGGAAGAAAGACCGCGCTGTCATTGGGACCTTTGTGATCAACAGCGTACTCAGCAGCACTGATATCTTCCAAGTCACTACTGAGTATGTGTCGGCAACGAAGTCCAAGCGGTTCATCGATCTGACACCCGAGGCTCGGCAGCTACTGGAAGACAACGACATGGATGCCCGTTGGATGTCTCCAGTTTACCAGCCGATGGTTGTGCCCCCGATCCCTTGGACGACGTTCACCGATGGCGGCTACCTGACCGACCTGAGCGCCGGTGGTGACATTAGCTTAGTCCGTGGCGCTACAGGCGCTCAAAGACGCGCTGTCGAGGCCGACATGGCCGCTGGTGAGCCGTCATACGTGAGAGCCGTCAATGCACTGCAGGCCACGCCTCTGGCGATCAACAACAGTGTCGTTGATGCGGTACAATGGTGCTGGGACGAGGCCAAGCTGTTCAAGAAGTTCCCCGCAGCAGAAGCCCCTCCCAGACCTGTGCTTCCTGACGATTACGAGGGCCTAAGCGACAAGGTGAAGACGCAGCATCGCGCTGGTCTACGCAAGTGGCACTTAAAGCGGAGGGAGGTCGTGGCAAACCGGCATTGTATGCAGAGTGATCTGAAGACTGCGCGAGAGATGCAATGTTTCGATCAGTTCTACACGCCGTGGAACCTCGATTTCAGAGGGCGCATGTATATGCTCTCGACATTCAATTACCACCGCGCTGACCACATTAAAGCAATGTTTCAGTTTGCTCGGGGCAAGGCCGTGACAGATCCGAAGTGGATCAAGGTCCACCTCGCAAACTGCGGTGACTTCGACAAGATCAGCAAGCAAAGCTTCGAGGACCGCGTAGCTTGGGTCGATGATAACCACGATCAATTGATTGCTTGCGCCAATGATTTCAAAGCTAGCTTTGGCGACTGGTCCCGAGCCGACAAGCCGTTCCAGTTCTTAGCCGCTTGCGTCGCCTACGCTGAGTACTGCGACCACGGCGCAGGCTACGTGTGTCACTTGCCACCAAGTTTAGATGGCACCAACAGCGGCACCCAGCATTATGCTGCCGCAACCTTAGATGCTCACGATGGCTACCTCGTTAACCTCGTCCCAGACCCCGCCTGTCAGGATGTTTATGCGGTCGTAGCCAAGGCGGTCGAAGAGCGCGTGAAGCAGGATCTGACGAGCGATCTGACGCTGCCATATGCGCTTAAGACCGACAGGGATGGCAACGTGATCGAGCGTGGCTACACGCCGACGCTTGGCGACCTCGCATCTATGTGGCTAAAGTTTGGCATCACGCGGACGGTGTGCAAAAGGTCCACAATGACCTTCGGCTATAGCAGCAACCAAAACGGAATGTACGACCAGCTAATGGAAGATTTCATGGTCCCGCTGGAGCGAAAAGCTGCGTACAGGGAGATCAAGAAGCACCCCTTTGGCGACGACCATGTGCAGAGAGATGCTGCTCGATACTTGGCTAACATCCAATATGAGACAATCAGGGAGACACTCAAGTCGGTGTCGGGTGCGATGGATTACCTGCGTGGACTTTCAGAGGCCCTGAGCAAAGAAAACAAGGTCATGCGCTCGACATCAGCCTCTGGCTTTCCCGTGTTCCAGAGGTACCAGAGGACCAAGCGGATGAGGGTGCGCGTGTTTCTTTGGGATCGAGAGGCTAAGATTTACAAGCGGTCGCAGATTACGATGGTCGAAGATAAGCACGACGAGATCGACAGTCGGAAAGCATCGAATGCTGTAAGTGCTAACCTGATTCATGCAGCAGATTCAGGGCACATGGCGCTCACGATCTGCGCGATGCTGGACTCAGGCAAGGGCATCAACGACTTCTTTATGATCCATGACAGCTTTGCCACGCAGGCGGCTGACACAGACACGATGTATCACTTAGTGCGTCAGGTCTTCGTCGATATCTATGGTGGCTGTTGTTTCTTTGAGCGTCTTGAGACTGAGGTGCGAGAGCAACTGGCGAATGCTGATGCGAAGCTTAAGACGCCTATGCCTGCCAAGGGCGACCTAGACATCAACGGAGTCCTCGAAAGCCGCTACTGCTTTAGTTGAGCACTCGACAACCATGAATTGTGGGTACCGCTACAGACAACTAAGTCTGCGAAAGGAACCCCGATCATGGGAAACACTAAAGTACCCTTCAGATCAGCCGAAGGTATCGCGAGATATCCTCGGTTGACCAAGCCTGACGATTTGGACGACAAGTTCAAAACGCAACTAATGATGTCGCCAGAGGCTGCGAAGCCTTTGATGACCATGTGCCTAGAGGCTGGCGAAGAAGCCTTTGGTCCCAAGGGCGTCGATAAACTCAAGATGCCATGGAAAGTTGACGAAGATACTGGCGACGTAGTCTTCGTCGTTAAAACTAAGTACGAGCCGAAGTTCGTCGATGCTCAGACAACGCCGATCCACTTCGCCAACGCACCTCAGATCTATAGCGGATCGAAGCTCAAGGTTGTCGGCACTATCGGTGACTATGAGCTTAGTAAGGTGAATCGAGGCATTAATCTCAACCTTAACAAGGTCCAAATCTTGTCGCTGTCAGATGGTGACTTTGATGACGATGGCGAAAGCTTTGATGCTGTCGAAGGCGGCTACGTCGCTCCGAAGGTGTCTAATAAGAACAACGATGATGATCTAGGCGGCGATGCCCTGCCAGATGATGACTTCGACTACTAATAGCAGGCGTCGCTCAGGCAAGCGAGGAAAGCCTAGTCGCCAGCGCGTCGGCATTAAGCATGGTTATCGAAGCGGACTTGAAGCTAAGGTCGCTGATCAGATTACCAAGGCTGGACTGCCGGTTTTGTTCGAGACTGACAAGGTCTCTTACATCGTTCCACAAAGGGGTGCCAAGTATACCCCAGACTTTAAGCTGCCAAAGAAAGACGGTGGCTTCATTTACATTGAGACGAAGGGCATTTGGACGGTCCAAGATCGACAGAAACACATTCTGATCAAGGATCAATCGCCCAACCTCGATATACGCTTTGTCTTCAGTAATGAGAGGGCAAAGCTCTACAAAGGGTCCCCGACTACATACGCCGCTTACTGCGAAAAGCACGGGTGGCGTTATGCACATCGATGGATACCTAACGACTGGTTGGCCGAGTGCCTTATGCCAGAATAAGCGAGAGCAAGGGGCTGTCTTCACGGATGGCCCCTTTTACTTAGAGGTTGGGAGACCAAGATATGACTTTGAAAATCATCTTGCGAGAGCAATTCGATAGATACACTCGCAAAGCGCAGCTACAGCGCGGGATTAAGCCCAACCGCAAACCAAATAAACCACAGAAAGTGCGGAAACCTAAAGTGCTTCGGGGCAGACCATGAGCATCCAAGAGAGCACAAGCGAGTTTGTCGCCCACGTCCCCTGCGATACCTGTGGATCTCGCGACAACGCTGCCCTGTTTGACGACGGCCACACGTACTGCTTTGGCTGCGCCGAGCACGTACAGGGAGACGCTGAGAGGGTGTCTGTGGTGCCGTCTAAGGCCAAGGCTAGCCAACCCCTGCTTGAGGGTGACTACAGGCCTCTCAGGAAGCGTATGTTGACCGAGGAAACCTGTCGCAAATTCGGATACATGATCGGCAAGAACAGCCAAGGTCAGCCTGTGCAAATTGCGACGTATCGCGATAGCGCCGGTCGCCCTGCAGCGCAGAAGCTGCGGACCAAAGACAAGAGTTTTAGCATCGTGGGCGATGCCCCTGCGATGACTTTGTTCGGCAGTCACTTGTGGAGCAAAGGCAAGAAGATCGTGGTCTGCGAAGGCGAGATCGACGCAATGTCAGTGTCTCAGATTCAAGGCCATCGCTGGGCTACAGTCTCAGTCAGCGGCGGTGCTCAGTCAGCTAAGAAGTGCTTACTTAAGTCGCTCGACTATCTCAGCAACTTTGAAGAGATCGTGCTCATGTTTGATGCCGATGAAGCTGGGCAGTCAGCAGCGGTCGCCTGTGCCGAGGCCCTGCCGCTTGGCAAGGTCAAGATAGCCACTATGCCAACGGGATTCAAAGACCCCAACGAGTGCTTGCTCGGTGACGAAAGTGCTGCTTTGATCGACGCCATCTTTGGTGCTAGAGACTACAGGCCCGATGGGATCGTGAGTGCTGCGGATCTGCGTGACATTGTTGGCGAGGCTGATGCTAAGGCCGAGATCGAGTATCCATATTCTAAGCTCAACGACGTACTCATGGGCATCCGTACCTCGTCGCTGATTACGATAGCGGCAGGCTCGGGTGTCGGTAAGTCCACATTGGTGCGTGAGTTTGCTTATGCCATCCACCAGAGCGGCAAGGCTGGCCCAGTGGGAATGATGATGCTTGAGGAAACAACGAAACGCAGCCTGCAAGGCTTAGTCGGACTACACATGAACAAGAATATCACGGTGGACCCTGACTGCGCGACCCGTGAGGAAATCGAAGCCAGCTTTGACAGCCTCACGCAACAGCAGCAAGTGTACTTCTTCGACCACTTTGGCGGCTCGGATCTGCAGGTGTTAAGCAACCGCATCCGCTACATGAACAAGGGGCTTGGCTGCAAAGTTATCTTCCTTGACCATATCTCGCTGTTGATCTCAGCTGCGACGGGCGGGGTGACTGATGAGCGCCGTCTCATAGATCAGATAATGAACGATCTGCGGGTGCTAGTGCAGGAGCTAGACATTGCCCTGTTCGTCGTGAGCCACCTTAGACGGCCACAGTCCGAAGCGGGGCATGAGGGTGGGGCAAAGGTCCAGCTAAGTCAGCTTAGGGGCAGTCACGCGATTGCACAGCTTGCTGATGCTTGCATAGGCCTTGAGGTGGACGCCGAGGACCCCACAGCGGGGCTCAGGAACTTGGTCGTACTAAAGAACCGCCACACGGGCGCTGTCGGTTACGCAGGATCTCTGCGGTACGACATGGCTAGTGGGCGGCTCAGTGAGGTCGATGGGGCCTTTGAGGACGTGCCTTTCTAAGTCAGGAGCGGGGCCACTCAGGCGGTCTATTGCAACCCCTCCACCGTAAATAAATCACAGTTTTAATCTTGGGAGATTATACCTATGGGCACTTACATTGCTGGACCCAGCCGCTTTGCCTTTGACTTAGAGAGCAACGGCCTCCTCGACACCATTAATCGCATACACTGCCTTGTCCTGAGAGACCTTGACTCAGGCCGTGTGCAGACCTTCGACATCCGCGACAGGGACGCCCTGTGTCGGGGCCTGCGTTACCTCCAAGAGGCAGATGAGATCGTCGGCCACAACATCATAGGCTACGATGTACCGGCGATCCAAATCGTTCATCCTTGGTTCAAGCCGAAAGGCAAAGTCACAGACACGCTCGTCCTCTCGCGACTGATCCACGCCGATCTCATGGGCGAAGATGTTGCAGCACAACGCAGCGTCGAAGACTTCCCCAAGCGGCTCTGGGGCTCACACAGCCTCAAGGCTTGGGGCATGAGGATCGGCAATTTCAAAGATGACTATGACGGCGGCTGGGAGCACTTCAGCGAAGAGATGCTCACCTACTGCGTCCAAGACGTCAATGTCACTGTACAGCTTTATCATAAGCTGATGTCTGCCAATGCTTCTGAGGTGTCGGTGGATCTTGAGCACCAGTTAGCCGAGATCTGCTTTCGTATTGGTAACAACGGCTGGACCTTTGATAAGCAGAAGGCAGGGGCGCTGTATGCCAAGCTGGCAGGGAAGCGGCAGGCTCTAAGCAAAGACCTCGATACCCTGTTTCCACCTTGGGAGATCAGCGAGACTTTCATACCCGCTAGAGACAACAAGACACGCGGCTACAAGAAGAACGAGCCCTTCATCAAGAAGAAGCTTGTCGAGTTTAACCCGAGCAGCCGACGCCACATCGAGCGGTGTTTGAAGGATAAGTATGGCTGGGAGCCACGTCACCACACAGGCGACGGACACGCGGTCATTAACGAGGTCATTCTCGGTAGCCTTACTGAGTACCCCGAGGCGCAGAAGCTGGCCGAGATGTTCATGTTGCAGAAGCGCATTGGACAGCTAGCGGAGGGCAGGCAGGCTTGGATGAAGCGCGTCGATGCTGATGGTCGCATCAGGCATCAGATTGTCTCGGGCGGCACGATCTCAGGACGCGCAAGCCACCGGTCGCCGAATTTGGCTCAAGTTCCTGCCGCCCGACTGCCCTTTGGTCAGGAGTGTCGAGAGTTGTTTACGGTGCCCGAGGGCTGGGTGTTGTTAGGCAGTGATTTATCGGGGCTCGAATTGCGCTGCATGGCGCATTACTGCAACGACCCGGAGTTCACAGCCCAGATCCTCGACGGCGACATTCACACTTATAATGCGCGGGCCTTTGGCGTAGATCGGCCCACCGCGAAGACCCTAATTTACGCAATGAGTTATGGTTGTGGGGATGCACTGGCCGGTCAGATAGCTGGCGGCGATGCCAAGCTCGGCAAGAAGCTCAAGCATAACTACGACCGCGAAGTGCCAGCCTTTGCCCACTTAAAGAAAGGCATCAGCCGAGCATTCAAGAGACGTGGTTATCTGAAAGGCCTCGATGGCAGGCGTCTCATCATACGGGGCGGATCAGAGCACAAGTGCCTGTCTCAGCTACTGCAGTCAGCAGGGGCCATCCTTTGCAAGAAATGGGTCGCTCTGATCGACCACGAACTCAAGCAGATTAGCGACCAAGCTTACATCGTCGGCTGGATACACGACGAGGTGCAAATCGCATGTAAATCAAAGGAGGTAGCCGATCATGTCGGTGATATCACTGGAAGAATGGCGCAAGAAACAGGCCGCCATTTCCAAAGTAAAATCCCCATCGCATCCGATTATAGCATTGGAAGAACTTGGGCTAACACCCACTGAGATCGACGAGCAAATGGCGCACACGATGGCGATTTACATTGTGCTCGACCGTGCCCATCGTCGGCCTTTTTCCGTCAAATCTAGGTTCGCCCGAGAGGGTGCTTTTTACGTCGGCATGGCCGCGTCGGAGGCTTGGATAACGACGGCTGCGGATGAACACCCAAGCAACGAACAGTGGGGCAACCACTGGGTAATAACTGAATCAGGCATAAGAATGCGGAGACAATTAGATGAAATACTCAGAGCAGTTACTAAGCAAGAAGATCCTGCTGATTGACGCAGACCTCTACCTATACAGGGCATGTGCTGCCGCCGAGGAAGAGGTAGACTGGGGCGATGATCTTTGGTCGCTACAGACAGATCTTAAGGAAGCCAAGGCGATCTTCCAGCGGACACTGCAGGAGGTCTGCGAGGCCCTCGACACGGCCAACTTTATCCTGTGCTTTAGCGACCGTGACAACTTCCGAAAAGAAGTGCTGCCCAGCTACAAAGGTGGTCGGAAGAAGGTCAGGAAACCTACGGGCTACAAGGCTGCGGTCGAGTGGGCACAGCAGACATATCTTTGGCACTCAGAGCCGTTCCTAGAAGCCGACGATATCATGGGCATCCTTGCGACTGCGCCCGACAGCAAAGGCGTCATTGTCAGCGACGACAAGGACATGCTGACCCTGCCTGCCAAGCTCTATCGCCCCGTGTCAGGGGAGCACCACGACATCTCTGTAGCAGATGCTGATCGGGCGTTTCTTACGCAATCTCTGACTGGCGATCCGACCGATGGGTACATGGGATGCCCCCGCATCGGAGCAGTCACAGCAGCCAAGGTACTGGGCCCACAGCCACACTGGGATCTCGTGGTTGCCGCGTATCTCAAGGCGGGGCTCACAGCAGCCGACGCCCTGCAGCAAGCAAGGTGCGCTCGGATACTGAGGTTCGACGATTGGGACCAAGATACATCAACAATCAAGCTATGGGAGCCACCGAGCCATGATGAATCACATTGACCTTTGCAGCGGCATAGGCGGCTTCGCCCTTGGCTTTCAGTGGGCCGGTCTAAGCAAGCCTGTCCTGTTCTGCGACATTGAACCGTGGTCGCGCAAGATACTGAAGAAACACTGGCCTGACGTGCCAATTGCTGAAGATGTAAAGGAGTTAGCAAGTGAACCAGATGGACTTATTCCCAGAACCGACCCTAAGAAAACCATCCTCACAGCCGGTTATCCCTGCCAACCGTTCTCACACGCCGGTAAGCGCCTCGGACATAAAGATGACCGCCACATCTGGCCGTACATCTTGCAAATTGTTGCACACAAAAGACCCGCTTTCTGTGTTTTCGAAAACGTTTATGGTCATGTCTCAATGGGCCTCGACCAAGTGCTCCTTGACTTGGAAGCCCAAGGCTACGCCACAAGGCCGTTTATTGTTCCAGCTTGCGGCGTCGATGCGCCCCACAGAAGAGACAGAATCTGGATTATTGCACACACCGACAGCCACCGCGAACCAAATGTGGGCAACACCAGCAGCTGCGGACAGCGTGGGGACAACGGGCGGTGGGCAGGGCAGGAGCCTGAGAACAGATGTGAAGATGTGGCCGACACCAGACACGCGGGGGTTCACCAACCAAGGCAGTCTGGAGATGTTGAGCAAGAAGGCGGCAACGAAAGAAGAGTTCGACGGGATGGCCTATCGAAAAAGCAAAGTGTTCAAAGGCAAGATGTGGGCCACACCAACAGAAAGCGAGGGCAAGCCCCACAGCAGTGGCTCCCTGAACCCAGCGTGGGTCGAGTGGCTCATGGGATACCCAAGCGGGTGGACAGACTTAGGGGGCTAGGCAACGCAATCGTGCCCCAAATTGCCATGAAGATTGGTGAAGCAATCAGACAACATCAACATCAACATCAGGAGCCAGAGAGCAATGACACTTGATCCACATTATATGCGCCAACCACACAACAAACACTTCGGCGAAGGCGCAGCGCACCCGCTCAAGGGCGTCAAACTCACCGGCTACTGGAAGCACTTGTTTAGCTTCCGCAACAGGAACTCCAAGCTGGCACCGATGGCACGCGCCGAGGAGACCGTGTTCGGGCAGCTTATCGCCGCCCATGAGGCTGAGATCTACAGGCCTGAGCCCGAGCCTCGGCACTCGCTGACTGCAGTCACCAAAGAGGCCCGTCTGCCGGTCC